ATGGATGACGCTGGGTTTCCGAAATCGCTGGATACCTTTTGCAAACATTTTAAAATTGACTTTTTTGATTTGCGTCTTCAGTGCATTTTCTGTTTGAAATATCTTGATTTACAGGAACTTGCTGGGTTTCATTTGAAAGCTTTATCTTTAATTTATAAAAATTATATGGTATATGCTTGCTGTCCTACATGTTTAAGGCTATCTGCATTATATGAAAAAGAAAGATTTTTTCAGTGCATTGTTAATTGTGATAGTATAGAATATCTTACTGGTAAAGCTATAAAAGATTTGCCTGTGCGTTGTATCATTTGTTTAAAATTACTGGATTTAGCAGAGAAGTTTGATATTAAGGTCAAGGACGAAGTATATTGTTTGATTAGAGGACATTGGAGAGGACCGTGTAGAGCTTGCATCAGAAAAGAATGATTGGGCAAAAAGCAACCATAGGTGACATTGACCTTAATTTAGAGGAGCTGGTGCTCCCAGACAACCTTTTGTGCAGCGAGTCATTGTCACCAGATTCGGAACCGGAGGAGGAGCGACAACCATTTAGTGTTGACACCTGTTGCGGCATTTGTAACCGTAGAGTAAGAATTGTGGTTGTTGCCACTGGGTCAGCCATACACCTGCTGCAAACATTATTGCTCGCCGAGCTTTCCTTGCTGTGTCCTCCTTGTTCCAGAGGAACTTCGCAACATGGGAGATCCCAATAAAGGTACTGATTCTGTAGAAAGTCTCGATAGTAATAATGGATGGTATATTGTGCAGGAAGCAGAATGTGTGGATGACTTGAATGCCCTGGATGACTTGTTTGAAGAGAGTACAGATGGTTCCATGATTTCAAATCTAATAGATGATATTGCTGAGGATGCAGTGGATGAGGGAAATACCCTGGCACTCTTCAACACTCAAATAACAGAGGAATGTGACAAAGCAATTCAGGCTCTAAAACGAAAGTTAATAAAAAGCCCGCAGCACAGTATCGCGGAGCTGAGCCCTAAACTACAAGCTGTTTCAATTACTCCAAAAAAGAACAGCAAACGGAGATTACAGTTTGAGGACAGTGGAATAGTGGACGATGAAGCTGAAAATACTGTTGAAAAGGTAGCACAAGTACCGATACAGGTTGTGGCGGGAAAAGATGGCGGTTATGTTAATTTGGAGCTTTTGCAAGTTAATAATAGAAAAAGTATAATGTTAGCTAAATTTAAAGACTGCTTTGGTGTCAGCTTTACAGAATTGTCTAGAAATTTTAAAAGTGATCGTTCATGTTCAGAAAATTGGGTAGTATATGTGTATAAAGCTGCAAATGAAACATTGGAAGGGTCTAAAATTGTGTTGCAACAATATTGTGAGTTCATGCAAGTTATAATACATGATTTTAGTGGATTATATCTATTAAAGTTTAAAAGTACAAAAAACAGAGATACGGTTAGTAAGCTGTTTAGCAATATGTTAAATGTACAAGACTTTCAGATTATATGTGAGCCACCAAGGAATCGTAGTGTAGCAGCAGCATTATATTTTTATAAAAAATCATTATTAAATACTTCATATACATATGGACAAATGCCCGAGTGGGTAGCAAAGCTAACTATTGTTGATCATCAAGCAGCCAGTGCAGCAGAAACGTTTCAATTATCAGTTATGGTGCAGTGGGCATTTGATAATGAAATATATGATGAATCAGAAATTGCATACAAATATGCTTTAATGGCAGATGAAGATCCAAATGCTGCTGCATTTCTAAACAGTAACTGTCAGGTCAAATATGTACGCGATTGCTCACAAATGGTAAAACTATATAAAAGACAAGAAATGAAAGAAATGACCAATGCAGAATGGATAGATAAATGCTGTGAAAGATGTAAAAAAGATGGGTCATGGAAACCAATTGCATTGTTTTTAAAACATCAGAATATTCCATTTGTATCATTTCTAATTACATTAAAAACATGGGTAAAAGGACTGCCAAAAAAAAATTGTCTTGTAATATATGGAGAGCCAGATACTGGTAAATCATATTTTGCGTTTTCATTTTTGCATTTTGTTAGAGGCAAGGTTATAAGCTATATGAATAGAACTAGTCCTTTTTGGCTTATGCCTCTGCAAGATACCAAATTCGGTCTAATGGATGATGCTACATATTCAGCATGGCAATATATAGATCAAAATATGAGAAATGCATTGGATGGTAATTATATGTGTTTAGATTCTAAACACAAAGCCCCAGCACAAATCAAGCTACCTCCATTGATGATTACAACTAATTTAAATGTGTTACAAGAAACCTCGTTGTTATATTTACATAGTAGAATAATGTGTTTAGAGTTCCCTAACAAAATGCCATTTAATGATGACGGTACCCCTGTATTTCAAATAACTGATGAAACATGGAAATGTTTTTTTAGAAAGTTTGGACGTCAATTAGAATTGGCGCCTGCAGAAGAGGAGGGAGATGGAGACGCGGGAGACACTGACCGCACGTTTCGATGCACTGCAAGAACAAATAATGACTCTTTATGAAAGGGGAGCAGCTGATTTACAAACACAAATATTACATTGGGACCTTGTTAGAAAGGAAAATGTATTGTTGTACCATAGTAGAAAACAAGGCTTTATGTCATTAGGACTGCAGCCAACACCTGCATTACAGGTTTCAGAATATAGAGCAAAAGAAGCAATACAAATGGGAATACTTTTGAATAGCCTTGCTAAATCGCAATATGCCAATGAAAGATGGACATTATCAGATACCAGTGCACAGTTACTATTAACTGAACCAAAATATTGCTTTAAAAAAGGAGCCTACCAGGTAGAAGTGTATTTTGATAATGATGAAGCTAATATGTTCCCTTATCCAAATTGGAACTATATATATTACCAAGATGAGGAGGAACGCTGGCATAAAGTAGCTGGACTGGCAGACTATAATGGGTGTTATTATGATGAGGAGAATGGGGACAGAGTGTATTTTCGCTTATTTGAAAAAGATGCAGCCATCTATGGACGTTCAGGACAATGGACTGTAAAATATAAAAATACCGTTATTTCTGCCCCTGTTACCAGCTCTACAAGACCCTCCGACTGGTACTCCGGGGAAGCCGGGGACACTTCCACCTCCAACACCACGACCCCAGAAGAAAAGCGTGAGACCAGAAGACCCCACCAACAAATATCTACAGAAGCGACTGGGCCTGGGAGCACGTCTCCTTCCTCGACAACTCATTTACCCGGACGACGACGAAGACGACGATCAGAACAAGGAGAACATTCCAGTACCACCAGAGCAAAACGAAGAAGAACCCCCTCTCCCGGATCTGCACCGTCTCCTGAAGAAGTGGGGCGAGTACATCGATCAGTTGAAAAACACGGTCTCACAAGACTTGGACGAATTCAAGCAGAAGCTCGGGATCCAGCTGTAATCATTGTTAAAGGTTATGCCAATAGCTTAAAATGCTGGAGGAGACGTATATGGTTAAAACATAGAAGCATGTATAAAGATAGTAGCACTGTGTTTAATTGGGTGGGGGATCACAACAGTAATAAGCATACAAAAAGTAGAATATTGTTAGCATTTCATAGTACTGAACAAAGACAACTATTCTTATCATCTGTACCACTGCCTAAAGGTTCTTGTATGTCATTGGGAAACCTAGACAGCTTGTAATATGTATAAAGTACGTAGAAAACGTGCTGCCCCTGAGGATCTGTATAGAACATGTGCTACTGGCGATTGCCCACCTGATGTAAAAAATAAAATAGAAGGTAATACTCTAGCTGATCGATTATTAAAATGGTTTAGCAGTATTATATACTTGGGAGGTTTGGGTATTGGAACTGGGAGGGGGTCTGGGGGATCTTTGGGGTACAGACCTATTGGAGGCTCCGGGACACGGCCAGCACCTGACACAATACCCATTCGACCAGCTGTTCCAGTAGATCCATTGGGACCCCCTGATATTGTTTCTGTAGATACTATAGATCCTGCGGGCCCTTCTATTATATCTGAGACGACCACCACCACTGTTGTAGATCCTTCTGTTATTGATGTTGCTAGTGGTGGCACAGGTGAAATTGAACACGGCCCTATAGATCCTATATCTGATATTGGGGGCACAGGAGGACACCCAACAATCATAACTACTGATAATGATACCGTAGCAGTATTAGATGTACAGCCCATACCTCCTCCAAATAGAGCTGCAATCGATGTTTCTGTAGGACCAGGTGATTCGTCCCATGTTAGTATAATCACAGCTGTCAGTCACCCATCCCCTGATATTAATGTGTTTGTAGACCCTAGCTTTGCCGGAGAAACTGTGGGATACGATGAGATCCCTTTACAGGATTTAGGAGGACTATCTGAATTTGAGATCGATGAGGGTCCGACCACCAGTACCCCTATTCAGTCTTTACAGCGTGTTGTTGGCAGGGCTCGAAACCTGTATCATAGATTTGTTCAACAGATACCAACACGTGACCCCGCCTTTTTAGGTCAGGTTTCCCGCCTAGCACAATTTGAGTATGAAAATCCCGCCTTTGACCCAGACATAACAGTTGAATTTCAGCGGGACCTTGAGGCTATTGAAGCGGCGCCAGTGTCTGAATTTCAGGATATCCGAATTCTTCATAGGCCTCTATACTCATTAAACCCAGAAGGTGCAGTTCGGGTTAGTAGATTAGGACAAAGAGGTACTATTACTACCAGAAGTGGTTTACAAATAGGCCAGCCTGTTCATTTTTATTATGATGTAAGTGAAATTTCTCCTGTGGATTCAATTGAGCTATCGCCCCGTGGTGAGTTTTCGGGCACTACCACAGTGGTAGATGCTCTTGCTGAAAGTACATTTATTGATCCATCTGAGGCCTTGCAGGTTTTTGAAGAGGAGGAATTATATGACAGACTAAATGAGGATTTCACTAATTCACAGTTAGTACTAACTGCTACTGATGAGTTAGGAGAGTCTCTTACTATACCCTCCCTTCCGCCAGGTACTTCTTTAAAGGTATTTGTGGATGACTATAGTTCTGGAATTATAGTTAATTACCCTACAGATACCACTTCTGTGCCTTCTAGTACAATAGTGCCCTCTATTCCTTCAATTGGGCCTGCAATTTATATAGATAGTTTTGGTAGTGATTATTATTTACACCCTAGTCTGATTCCTCGCAAACGCAAACGAATGGATATGTTTTAAATATTTTTCAGATGGCCTTTTGGTTGCGAGATACTGGAAAACTTTACCTGCCTCCCAGCAAGCCTTTGGCAAGGGTGTACAACACAGACGAATACGTGACTGGAACCAACATATTTTTCACTGCTGCTACAGAAAGGCTGTTGACAGTTGGACATCCATATTTTAACATAAAAAATCAGTCCAATGAAATAGTAGTTCCTAAGGTGTCCGGAAATCAATATAGGGTATTTCGTTTACTTTTGCCTGATCCTAATCAATTTGCACTAATTGAACAGTCTATTTATAATCCTGAACGAGAAAGATTAGTATGGAGATTGCGAGGGATCGAAGTTGGTAGAGGTGGACCATTAGGTATTGGGAGTACAGGGCATCCTTTTTTTAATAAAGGTAATGACACTGAAAATATGTCTGTATATCCACCTAAAGAAGGAGATGATAACAGAATGAATATTTCTATAGATCCAAAGCTTACACAATTGTTCATAGTAGGCTGTTCTCCTGCTCAGGGGGAGCACTGGGATAAAGCAAAGTTCTGTGCAACTCACGTAGTTCAAAAAGGTGAATGTCCTCCTTTAGAACTAGTTAATTCTGTTATTGAGGATGGTGATATGATGGATATAGGCTTTGGTAATGTGAATAACAAAACACTTTTTGAAGGACGCGCCGGTGTTCCATTAGATATAATAGATAATATAACAAAGTGGCCTGATTTTTTAAAAATGTCACAGAATATTTATGGTGACGAAATGTTCTTTTTTGGTAGAAAGGAACAGGTTTATGCCAGACATATGTTAAATCGTGCTGGAACGGTAGGTGATACCATTCCTGATGACTTGGGAGACTATTTCTATAATCCTGATACAGCTAAAGGTGACCAATTACCTCAAAATAACATTTCCTCTCATATTTATGTAACTACCCCTAGTGGTTCTCTTAATTCAAGTGAAGGACAATTATTTAACAAGCCTTTTTGGTTGCAAAAGGCTCAAGGTGCTAATAATGGGATTGCATGGGGAAATCAGTTGTTTGTTACTATTGGTGATAACACTAGAAATACTAATTTTAACATTTCTGTTTACAAGGAGGAGGCTGTGATTGATAATAATTATAAATATAAAGCAAGTGATTTTAAAAATTATACCCGCCATGTAGAGGAATATGAAATTTCCTTAGTACTTCAGTTATGTAAAGTTACTTTAGATCCTGATATATTAGCTCATATTAATGTTATGGATCCTACAATACTTGACAATTGGAAATTGGCCTTTGTTCCGCCACCTCCTACAGGTATTGAAGATACATATAGATATATTCAATCATTAGCAACTAGATGTCCAACAGATGAGGATAAAGAGGAAGCAAAGGATCCTTATAAAGATTTAAATTTTTGGACTGTAAATTTAACTGAAAAGTTTACTTCTGAATTATCTCAGTCTGCAATTGGTCGACGTTTTTTATATCAATCTGGCATTTTAAATGGAAAACGTCCTAGATCTGATATTACTAAAATTTCACCTCAACGTGCTTCTAAACGCAAACGTGCAAAGTAATGTGTTTCTAAATTATTATTTTGCTGATGCTGCTGTGAACATTATGTACTGTGAATACATAAACTGTGAATTCATGTTCATACTGAAATAATCCTGTATGGAATGTTCCTCACAAATAAAAGTGCTGATGTGCAATGTTTCTGACTCGTGGTCTAAATATTTCCGTGCACCCCACCCGGTAATTATTTGGATTGGACCATCATTTCCTTCATAAACACCTGGAGCCCTAAAGAGAATAGTTGGATTTGCTTATTTGGCTACAAAACACCATTTACGGTAAGTTTTTGGCGCCAAGGGCTATTTAGAGATACCGTTATCGGTACTGTATACCTCCGGAAGGTGTCTGCAAGTTCAAACAAAAGTTATTGAGTCAGAGTTTGGCTCTGACTTCTCTGTTTCTGGCTGCTAGCCTTTGTACCGGGATCGGTACCCACATTTTGTACTTACGATAGTTGCCAACTATCATTGTTCTGTTTACAAAAATATACCGGGATGGGTACATATAAAAACACCATGAAAGTACTGATTCCTCACTTTCTAC